ACCAAAGGAACGGACCAATGGACTATAAAAATAGGTAACAGTAGGGCTATAGCCTTACCGTTGGCTAATGGAGAAAGACTAAGGGGATTTCGATTTAATAGGATAGTACTCGACGAGTTCTTAACTATACCAGAGAAAATATTTAATGAAGTTATCTTGCCGTTTTTGGGGGTTGTAGAGAATCCTGTCGAGAGAGAGGAAATGCACCATTTGGAATCGAGACTTATCGAAAAAGGAGAGATGGAAGAGAAGGATAGATTTGTCTGGCCAAATAACAAATTGATGATTTTATCATCTCCGAGTTTTAAGTTTGAATATATGTATAAACTGTTCAAAAAATATGAAGATCTTATATTGGGCAATAATGAACAAAGAAGCCAAGAAGAAATACAGGAAAGCGAAAGCGGAGAAGACGAAGCATATAGATTGATAATGCAGCTAAGTTATGATTGCGCTCCAAAAAGACTTTATGACCAGAACCTGCTTAAACAAGCGAAGGCAACAATGAGCGAAATGCAGTTTAATCGGGAATTTGGGGCTCAGTTTGTAGATGAGAGCGATGGCTACTTTAGATTGTCAAAAATGTCTGCTTGTACAATAGTTGACGGAGAGTACCCAGCTGTAGAAGTGGTGGGGAACCCCAGTGACGAATATATAATATCATTTGACCCTAACTGGGCTGGAAACACAAGCGCAGACCACTTCGCCATGCATGTGTTTAAGGTTTTACACGAAGATCAAAAGGTGTGCCTTGTCCATAGCTACGCGATTGCTGGAGTTTCACTAAGAGAACACATGAGGTATTTTCTATATTTAATTACTCATTTTAATACAGTAGGTATTTGTGGTGACTATAACGGAGGGGTTCAGTTTATAAACGCATGTAACGAAAGTCAATTGTTTAAAGACAAAGGGGTAGACATTGGCGTAATTGAAGTTGATATTGAGAAGTCTGAGTCATATCATACAGATATACTTGATTTCAAAAACCAATACAATATAAAATCTAGAAAATATTGTATATTAAGAAAACCGACAGTAAACTGGATTAGAAACGCTAACGAAATGTTACAAGGAGCAATAGATCATAAAAGAATACTGTTTGGGTCAAGGGCTGTAGATTCTCATTTCGATGATCAAAGAAAAAAGAACTTACCAATAGACGAGTTGAAGTGGGATACAAAAATAACAGCCACATCTAAGGGGGCAAAAATGATAGACTTTATAGATCACCAAAAAAGTATAATAGAACTTACAAAGACGGAATGCGCCAACATTGAAGTTGTTTCCAACCCTCAAGGATCTCAGCAATTTAATTTACCGCAAAACTTAAGAAGGTCAACTGGACCCAACAGGGCAAGAAAAGACTCTTACTCCGCCTTGCTTCTAGGAAACTGGTTTGCTAAAATTTATTTCGACTCTATACACATAAAAAAGAGCAAAAAACCAGAGGGTTCATTTATACCATTCACAATTTAAAAAGTTTAAAAGTTACTTTGAATACTTTAGTGTAACAAATATCATGGCGAGGCAATATACAAAAAAATCAGATTATTGGAAAAAATTTGAAAAAGACGGGCAGGTTCCCACTGAATCATCGGACTTTAAACCAGAGATACTTGGTCTGTCTTTATATGAAACGGAAGCCTCTAGGCAGTCTTCTGGATCAAGGCAATCGGCTATAAGGACAAATAGCGCTGCCACAAACACAGTATCAAAGAGGTATGCAAATATCCAAGAAGGCTTGTTACCATTTGAATATTCAAAGGACGGGGTGGATTCGAAGGAGGCCATTGTTCTTTGCCAAAAGGCTTACTTTAATATTCCAGCGTTTAGGTCAACTATAGACCTGCTCTCTGAATATGCCGACTCGGACGTATACCTTGAAGGGGGGTCGGCGAAATCTAGGAAATTTGTAGAGGCTTGGTTTAAAAGAATAAAAATTCATGATTTACAAGCCCAATACTTTAGGGAATTTTATAGGTCTGGCAATGTGTTCATGTTGAGGCTCGATGGAACGCTAGATATCTCGAGTGTAACAAAAATGATGGAGATTTATGGTGCCACAAAAAAGAATGCCAAAATACCAATAAAATACATCATGCTTAACCCTTCTGATATAGTAGCGAAGGGGTCTATAACATTTTCAGAGTATTCTTACTTTAAGGCCCTAACACCGTTTGAGGTTGCTCGTCTAAAAAAACCAACTACAGAGCATGAAGTTGAACTTTTTAATAGTTTACCAGAGGAGGTGAAAGAATCAATAAAGGTTAACCCAGCTGTTTCAACGACAACCCCACTTATACCCCTTGAGTCTGAAAAGCTACATGTTATTTTCGCTGGCAAACAAGACTATGAGCCAATGTCCATACCAAGTGGTTTTGCCGTCCTTGACGACTTAAACAAAAAGATGGAACTTAAAAAAATAGACCAAGCAATAGCTCGCTCTATAGAAAATGTTGTTCTTCTTGTTACTATGGGCGCAGAACCAGATAAGGGAGGAATTAATCACAAGGCCTTATCCGCCATGCAAAATATTTTCAAAAATCAAAGTGTTGGGAGGGTCCTTGTGTCTGATTACACGACGAAAGCAGAGTTTATTATTCCAGACTTAAAAAAGGTCATGGGCCCTGAGAAATATCAAGTTTTAAATCAAGATATTCAGGAGGGGTTGCAAAACATACTAATTGGAGAATCTAAATATGCCCAGTTAGAACTTAAAATGAAAGTTTTCTTCCAGAGATTGAAGGCCTCTAGAGATTTGTTTATTAAAGAGTTTTTACAACCAGAGGTTAAGAGGGTTTGTAAGGCGGCGGGCATGAAGGTATGGCCAAAGGTTAGGTTGGTAGAAACCTCTATTATAGATGACGGCGATATGACTAAGTTGGCTACTAGGATGATGGAGCTTGGGTTACTCACGCCAGAACAAGGCATGGATGTAATCCAGAAGGGTATGTTCCCAGAGTCTACCGAAATGGAAACATCTCAGAAGAAGTTTAAGAAGCAAAGAGAAGAGGGTTATTATATGCCTCTTGTCAATACCGTGAATTTGTATCAAGACGAAGAAATGGAAGGCGAACAAAACGGCGACCCAGAAACAGGAACGTCGGTTAAAAGAGCTAGAGAGGGTAGGGATAATGCTCCAACAAACCCAGCCCCAAGTGGAGGGAGGCCAACGGGAGTTTCTAATTCAACCCATTATTCGAAAGCTAACATAATTGAAATGACAAAAAAAGTAACGGAATTTGAGATAAAAGCGTATACAGATTTTGCTCAAAAATTTGGCATAGAGGAGCTTGATAAAGACAAGGAAGATTTGGTTTCAAGAGTTTGCGAGTCAATTGTGGCCTCCAAAGAAATAAAAGACTGGGAAGATACCCTAGAGAAGATTGTTTTAAATTTAGATGAGTTGCAAAATTTAGATATAAGCAACGAGGTGTTAGAATTCGGGGCGAAACACCAACTAGATGACCTGTCCGCTTCTATTTTATATCACTCTACGAAAATTTAGTGTAAGGGGCTTATATGAACAAAGATGATTTTGAGATTTGCCTTTTTTCGGGTAAAATCAAAGCTTTAGATAAGGATGATTTCTTAAATTTTGGAATATCTCAAGCGAGCTTAGATGAGACAGCAAAAAGCTTAATGCCAGAAAGCTTTGACCCTTTAGAGAATATTGATGTAATGCCAGTTGTGTTTAATTTGGCTGTTGTTAACGAGTTCAATAAAAATGGTGACGGCATTGATACCGAAACAGCAATAGCTGCTGTAAAAAGATTTGTCAATAAACCAATAAACATTGAACACCAAAAACACAAGATTGTAGGTCACATGATTAACGCCTCTTTTTCTGAAAAAGAGTTTGATTTTAAAGATAACAGTATAGAGTCATATGCTGGGCAAACAGAACCATTTTATATAACGGCAGCGGGTTTTATTTATAGCAGTATTTTTCCAGAGTTAGCCGAGGCCATTTCTGAAGCGTCGGAACAAGAGAGTGAAGAGTATCAAAGTATATCTACAAGCTGGGAATTGGCTTTTTCAGATTACAAAATCGCCAAAGGATCAAAAAAATTATCTGAATCAAAAATACTTGATTCTATGGAGGCAAAAGCAAACAATCAACACATCAAGGGGTTTGGGGGAACAGGAGAAGACGAGGAGGGAATACCTGTAAATAGGCTGATTGTAGGGCAAACATACCCACTCGGAGCAGGTATAACTTTAAACCCAGCAGCGAGAGTTCAGGGGCTCTATTTAGCAGAAAAAATAGAAGAAAGCAATAAAAACAAAGCGATGGGGGAACATCCTATGACAGAAAAAATTTCCCTAAACAAGGAAAACAATGTAAACAAAGAAAAATTAAATCGTTTTAATAATATGTCTAAAGAAGAATTCGAAAAGATCATGGAAGATGTCGCGGTAAACGTGGCTTCTATCGTTAAGAAGGAAGACCACGCCAAGTCAATTGGTGAGGTTATGCGTGATGCTCTAACTGCTCACGGAGAAAACTGGAAATCAAAAATCCAAGTCGAAACTGAAGCAAAACTAAATGCCGAAGCTAATCTTGAAGCTCTCACCTCGTCTTTCGAGGAAGTGCAAAAAGAACTTGGCGACCTGAAGAGCAAAGTTGAGGCTAAAGCATCAATTGATCTTTTTAACGAAAGAATGAATCATATTGATGACACTTACGAACTAACCGAAAAAGAGTTAGAGTTTGTTGTAGCAGAAATGAAGGGTTTAGACAAAACAGAGGAGGCTTTTGAAACACTTAAAGAAAAACTCTCTGTAATATTTTCTCACAAAAATAAAGAAGCAATCGCCGCTGCCGCCCAAAAGGTAGAAGACAAGGTTGAAGAAATTGTAGCTTCTAGACTTAAGTCTTCGGAAAAAGTAGAGGACACTGTTGAGGTTTCAGAGGCTTCTGACGAAGATCTTGAAACTAAGGACGAAGAGATTGCGGCATTACCAAATAATAGCGCAGAAGCTTCCAACAAAACTACCTTGTTGGAGAAACTTAAGGCAAACTTTAAGGTAGAAATCACTAAATAATAAATCTAACTAAATAAAACTATGGCTAATGAACTAACTAAACTACTGCCATTCCGAGCTTACAGCGAAAACGATGTTATTAACATGTTTTCCTATGACGGGGGTGAAGTAGGAGCAGGACTCATTGTTAAGATCACATCTGCTGATCTTAATGCTGACGCTGTTGAATATGGTGACGGGGGTTTCCTCAACACCATTGGCAACGCATCTTCGATGTATGCAAGCGTACCACACAAGGTGCAACTTGCTAATTCTGGAGATATTGGACTGGGAATTCTTTTACGCGACGTACGCGAAGAAGATGAAAACGGAGAAAAAATCCGTTTCTATCCAGAGAAAAAAGCTGAACTTCAGTGTGTAGCTTCTGGCGAAGCTGTTCCTGTAGCAACCAGAGGGTCTTTCACTTTTGTTGAGGCAGCTTTTGATGGAGGTACCGTTCCAGCACCAATGACCCAACTCGCATTGCGCGACGGCGGACTTTTGGGAGTTGCTGGCGCTACTGAAGCCGCAGTTGGACTTGTTCTGGCTACTGGCAGCAGAGAAACACAAGGCGAAAATGCCACAGACGCTTTTGAAGGCGACTATGCAATCGTAAAAATCGAACTCTAAAATAAATCACGAATATGAAGATTACAATCAAAAGAACAGAAGATCAGCTGGCCCTAGTTCGCGCTATGGCTTCCAGCAGTCGTGAAGAGGCATACGAAGCGCAAGCAGCTGTTGCATCACTTATTGGACCAGTGGTTAATGAGGTTATTAACAATGCCACCACAATTGGCAACCTTTTTAGTACACTAACTTATGAGTGGGACGACAATCCATCGCTTCCTTTGGACCTTTTCCACGATATCACAGACGAAGACTACATTCAAGTATATTCCCAGCAAGTAGCTGGCGGACTTCCTTATAACCAAGTTTTCCCAGCTCACAACGAGCTCAAGTTTAACACATACACACTTGATAGTGCTTTGGCATTTGACCGTAAGTATGCTCGCAAAGCTAGAGTAGACGTTGTCAGCAAGACATTCACTCGCATGGCACAAGAGATTATGCTCAAGCAAGAGCGTACCGCTTTCAATGTTTTGGCTTCCGCCCTTATCAAGGGTAACGGAACCACTAACAAGCGCATCATCTCCTCCAACAGCCAAGGACGCATTATCCTTGACGACCTCAACAGACTTATCACTAAATCAAAGCGCATTAATAGCTCTTGGGTTGGTGGAACTCCTGTTGGTGGCGCTCGCGTTGGTGTGACCGACCTTCTGGTTTCACCAGAAATGATCGAGAAGATTCGTTCAATGTCCTATAACCCAATCAATACTGAGGGTGGCGCGAGAACGATTGGCGGAACCGACTCCTCTACAGAAAGTGCTGTTAGCGCTCCTGAGAGCCTTCGTGAGACGCTTTACAACGGAGCTGGGCTTCCTAGCTTCTACGGTATCAACATCATTGAGGTGCTCGAAATGGGCCTTGAGCAGCGTTTTAATAAGATCGCACTCGCAATTGACGGTGGTGACGCAGCAACAGTCACTTCTGGTGGCCAAGGCGCTTCTCCAGATTCAGGGTTTAGCTCGTCAGATGAGCTTCTTATCGGCATTGACCGCTCTAAAGAGTCCCTTATTCGCCCAGTCGTTCTTGACGAAGGTGCTTCTGATTCGTTCAACATCATGGTTGACGACCAGTTCTCCGTACGTAACGAGAAAATCGGTTGGTTTGGTAAGCTAGAAGAGGGTCGCCTATGTATAGACGATCGCGCTCTTACAGGCATCGTTGTTTAATAAACAAATAATAATTAAGAACCGCTCCTTTATCGGGGCGGTTCTTTTTTTTGATTTTTTTTAGTGTAAGGTATATTATATATTATGGATAACAAAGAACAACAAAAGAAACCAGCGGCCAAAAAAGCTGCTGCCAAAAAAGCTGCTGCTAAAAAAGCAAGAGAGGCGGAGTTGGAGGCCCTTTTGGATATTAATGGCCCTATTAGTCATGCTATGCAAGAAGAAGACCAACAACAACAACAAGACTCACTTAAAGAGTTAGACGTTGTAGACGGCAAAGAAAGAAATAATAAGGAGAATCAAATTTCACAAGCAAGAGAACTTGAGGATTTGTTGGGTATTAAACAAATGAATCCATATAGAACATTAAACAAGGATATATTTGCCAACAACTTAGAAGA